CTTTGAAAAAATTAGAGACGAACTAGAAGAAGTATGGGCAAATAACTTCATGACCAATGGTCTCCCATCTGGCGGATGGGCACCACTTGACCCTAGTTATGCTTCATGGAAGTCTGTTCACTTCCCTGGAATGCCTCCAATGATTCGTAGCGGCAAATTGTTTAGCAGTTTGGGCAACTTACGTGGCACCGTCAACGTCATTAGGGATAAGAGTGCAACATTCGGCACTCCTGTAAAATATGCCGAGTTTCATCAATATGGGACAACGAAAATGCCTATGCGCAGAGTTGTTTTTGAACCTGCAGGCTCTAGCAAAGTATGGGCTACATGGGCTGCTGACCATATTGAAAAAGGCGCTAGGTAGAGTTTTTTATGACTATAGACTTAATGCATGGGCCGCACTTCGCCAAGTCCTATATCAATGCTTATCTTTTAGGGGATATCCCTGTACGTCTGGTTGATTATCGAAATGGTTGGGGTATTGATGATATAACACTCCCTACTCCTGTTTCTTACTTTGGTTATGAACCTTTAGCAATGGACGATTGGCCAACAATTATTACTGTAGTAATTTCAACTACTGGTTTTGAACGTATTGGCTGGGACAGAATTCACCCCATATACAGGGTTTCTTACAGTATGAGAACCTATACCTGGACAAGAACAGAAGGACCTGAAGAAGCGACACTAATGCGGGATAGGCTAGCAACGGTTGTTCGTTCTGCATTGATGGACCATCCTGCTTTGGATGCTATTGATACGCGACAAACATTCCGTGTTGTTATTGATGAAGGTTCTATTCGGGAAGAATATTCCGACCTGACCCTTCTTAAGGGAGATAGGGTTCTGGCTGGGGCATATATTTCATACGATTTACATATAGACGAAATCATCATGAGAGAGCCCAAGGGTACTGTCTCTGAAATTGATTTTGTGGCACAGGCGGTCGGCCCTCTTGAAGATTTGCCATTTCAAACATAAATGAAGATTAAACTAATAAGTCATTTCTCTATTTGCGGTACGAAAGTTTAGGTATAATAATCTTATGGAAAAAAAATACTTTATCGAAAATCCACACATTCAAGATTTTGAATCTTACGTTGATGATGGATACTTTATTGTCCTAAACAACAAAAAAACAATTTTAAGACTTCCCCCCGATGGTTATACCATTCTCCCATTTGGATATGGGGCAATTAGTGAAATTGGCCAAGAAGTGGCAAAACTGATTGAAGGTGGTACGGTTTCCATCGTTTCACAACCTTTAATTCCGCAAAAATTCGAAGACAGCAAAAAGTCAAACAAAAAGTCTGCAAAAATTGAAGAAAAAGAAACAATTGCAGAAGAACAACCAGCAGAGGAAATAGCGGTTGTCCAGGTCGAAGAAGAAGTTCTCACTACTTCTGAAGAAAATAAAATAGTCGAAACTGTACAAGACGAAGCAACAAACATCGTCTCAGAACCATAAAATTCTGATAGTCTATAATACAGTTCCGCTACGTTTAAAGCAGTTTGGATACAATATGGTTATCGAAAAATTCGATTTCCTTTAGATGAATAGGAAGGTCCTATGCCTGGTGTACAGATTTCAACAGCGGTGCGAACCGGCCCCACATCAACTACGGTTCGCGAATCTTCGCAGGCGTTCTTCGTTGGAATAGCGCAACGTGGACCGACAGATACCGCCGTCAAGGTTAATTCAATGGAAGAATATCGATTAGTCTATGGCGACTATGTTGCTAATGCCTATTTGTATTCAACGGTGGAATCTTTCTTCGAAGAGGGTGGCTCGCAGTGTTATATTGCTCGTGCTATTCATTCCGATGCGACTACTGGCTTTCTGGTTCTTTCGGACACCTCACCCTATGGCGGTGTAAGACTTGACGCTATTGGTGATGGTGCGTGGAGCGATAACCTCGATGCGCAAGTCGTTGCCGGTTCTATTGCTAACTCTGTCATAGTCAGACTTTACTATGAAGATGCTTTAATTTTCACTAGCGGTAATTGCACTACCAATGCGCAAATCATTGGAAAAATCAATAACAGCCTCATTGCTAGTAAATATGTAGTCGCTTCGGCTGGCAACGCACTTGCAGGTCTTATTACAACAATCAGCAAAACAGCATTTGATGGTGGAGCGAACGGCACAACCCCGACTGAAGCCAACCACGAAACAGCCCTAGATTTGTTCCTGGACTCGTACGGCTCTGGCGCTGTTGCATGCCCAGAACACACAGGAACAGCATCAAGCGTTGGTACCGTACCTACGGCACTCATTACTCATGCAAATGCCAATAATCGTATCGCCATTCTTCACACCGATGATGGTCAAACAGCAGCACAAGCACAAGATGCAGCAGAATACATTACTGGCGCCATCGTGGACAACCTAGAGCACGCTGCAATCTACTACCCGTGGATTTACACCCCGTCAGGCACACCAGGCGTTAACCGTCTTATCCCACCGGACGGATATGCTGCCGGAGCCCGTGCTCGTGCCCATAACAATATCGGTCAACATCAGCCTGGTGCAGGAATTGTTTCAAATGCACGTTTTGTCAATGGCCTGGAATCAGAAGTTGGCAAGATTGGCGCCGACACGCTCGACGAAGCAAAAGTTAACGTCATTCGTTTCATCAATAACAGTATCCGCATCTACGGTGCACGCTCATTGTCAGACGATACCGAAAACTTCCGTTACATCAACTCGCAAGATGTTGTCAACCATGTAGTCGTTGAAGCAGAACGAGCCCTGGAAGACATTCTGTTCAGCGTCATCGATGGCCGTAACCGCATCTTCGCCGAAGTTGAAGCACGACTCATTGGTATCCTTGAGCCGCTTCGTCTCAACGGAGCATTGTATGAGGCTTTTGACCAGTTCGGTAACCGTGTTGACTATGGCTATACTGTCAAGTGTGACCCATCGTTGAATCCGCTAGCAAATCTGGCTAACGGTACTGTTACTGCACGCGTCGGACTTCGTGTCTCAAGTGTTGGAGACAGTATCGAAGTAAGTATTGTAAAATCTAACCTCACCACTTCGGTAGTCTGATAGGAGAGTCATATGGCAAAGAAGGTATCTCAGAGGCAGATTCAGGCAGAAATTAAACCGGTCAGTAGCACTGACCCGTCATTTACTTCCTTTATCTTCCCACAAATTTCTGGTGGCGAAATCACCGCTTCTGTCGAGAAGATTTACGAGGGTGGGTCACGCTCACCAACGGTGCTTTGTGCACCTTTCGAAATTGGTGACATTACGTTGACCGCTCACTATGATGACGGTGTTAAAGAAGCATCGTCTCTTGCCAAGAAGTTGCAGACTCTCCGTACTCTGGTTGGAAAAGCCTACTACGACATCTCTGTTAAGGTCTATGACTGTGATATCGCAGTTAAGGGCACTGACCGAGTGTATTCGCAGTCTCTTCTTGTTGGTTTAACCGAACCTGATGGTGACTCATCGTCTGGCGCTCCAGCAACTTTTGCTCTCACTTTTGCAATTCAAAGCGTTTCGCCGGATGCAAGCGGCGCCTCAACTATTGGTGCATAATAAATAACTTTTCTTTAAAAGTTACATTTTGACTGTTATACCTATGCTAGTTTGCATCTTATGACAGAACAACTTTATTCAGAAGATACACCAGACCCGAAGAAATCCTCATTGAAGGGTACGGCAAAAGAACTTACTGTTCTTGACCGACTTCGAGAGACGATTACGAAGAAGATTGAACGCCCTGTTGTGCGTTTGGCTGTTCCTGAGCGTCCTGGTGTAAGTTTGCGTATTAGCCCAAATATTACTCAGCAGCAAATGCGTTCTTGGCGACGCAACTCTGGTGAAGACACCAAGGCTGGCATGGATGCTACGAAGTTTGCTGCTTATGTAGTTGGCCATACAACTGTTGGTATTCTTTTCAACGAAGAAGAAGTGTACGACGAAGCCGGACATGGCTTGAACTTTGCTTCAGATGTCATCTTGGACATGACTGATAGTGTTCGCCCTGTACCTGATGCTGTTATTGCACTCTTCGGTATTGAGCCCCATGTTGAGGCTGCCGCTTTGTCTATTCTAGACGCCGCAGGATACTCTGATTCGGTCGATACAGAGGACCCTACGAAGGAGTCGTAGACGACCTCGTTGACGACTCTTACGTTATTTCTGCTGCCAGATTAGCGGAACTATGGCATGTGAATCCTCTTGAACTTTTGAATGTTACCGATGCTGAATGGTCTATACTTATAGCAAGTGCTAGAGTAATAGCGCAAGACCGAGAAGAGCAGGACCGTAAAGCAAAAAGAGGCAAGTAGGCCTTTCTTTTGTTTTACTAGGAGTCAGTATGGCAGCAGAGGCAAAACTTAGTGTCGATATTGATGTTGATGGTGCTTGGAAACTCAAGAAGTTGGGCCATGATTTAAAGAAATTGTCCCGTCAAGCAACGCAAGCAAATTTTAAGCAGTTTGGTCGTGCCCTGAGTGGCCATGTTAGTGCGCTTTCTAAAAGTTTACAAGACCAGACTAGAATCCATAAAAGACATTTTGATGGTGTCGACAAAATGGTCAAGGCTGCTGGCGGGATGATACATAAGGGTATTGCGATGTCTGCCAAGTTCGCCACTATTCAAGTTGCGGCTCTTGGTGCAGCGTTGTTGGCTGTTCATGCCTCTTTTGTTATTGGGCAAGCAGCGATGAAGGCATGGAACTGGCTCGTGAAGGCTGGTGCTGGTGCTATTGGTGCTCTTGCTACTGCTGCGTCTATTGCGGCGGCGGCGATGAGGGAACATCAGGCCGCAATGTATGCCTACAGGGGTACGAATATGGGGGAGTTCGGCAAAGGGATTAACCAGATTCGTGTTCAGATGCGCATGATGCAAACAGATTCACAGTTGGCAACCATTGGTGCTGAAGGTTTGAATGCTGCGTTGGCAGAAATTTACAAGACTGGCACCTATGGTGGTGGCACTCAGAAGATGTTGAAGTCTTTAATGGATTTTGGTGCGGCTGGTCAAGATGTTGCTAAGGGTGCTGCTGCTGCAGGAAAACTTATTGCAACAATACAGGACCCTAAAGCAGATTTTAGCAAGATGAAGAAAGCAGCAGAAGAACTTGGCCCTGCAATGGAGAAGGCTCTAAAGGACCTAAACATAACGACCAAAGAAGGTCTCGTTAACGCCATTAGTGATGGCTCGCTTGCTCTTGCCGGTGGTGTTCAAGGACAATTTGATGCCGTATCTGGAACTCTACTAAGCAGGTTTAAAGCATTAAAAACACAAGCGGTTGCCATGTTTGCTGACTTTGGTCAACCATTACTTGAACCTACTAAAGTATTTTTGGAAGAATTTGCTTTCTCTTTGAAGAAAACTTTTGTTCGTATCTCTGGAAGTCTCGCTATTTTTAGTCAAGGAAGTTTTTTTGAAGGCCTGATGTCTGCTATTGAAAAATTTGAAAACTTTTTTGTTAAATTTGTTAACAAGTATTTACCACAGACAGACGGTTTCTTCTCCAAAATTAGTGACTGGATGAGGGATTTTAAGATGGGGTGGGATTACGTTTTAGAAAAATTACGTCCCCTTATCGATGGTGCGAGAGTTTTAGAAAAGATGTTCGGAAACATTTTCAGAATCGTTGGTAATGAGTTGGCCGATGGTTTTGGTCATATCAACGATTTGCTTCTAGAAAATCGTGCTGATGTAGAAGCGTTTGGTTCTAAAATTGGTGATTTAATTGCAACCATTTTTAAATATGGGAGAACTTTACGAGATATATTCTTTGACATTTTGCCATTTATAAACAAAGTCATAGATGGTTTGACTAGTATTCTTGACACTGTTTTTTCTTTGATGGGTGGAATTCGTGAACTTTTTGGGGGTGGAGAATTTGCTTCACTCGCACTACTAGTTGGTGGAAGAGCAATAGGAACTTCGATGAAGAAAACTATTGGTGGAACAATATCTAGACAAGATATTAATGCCAATGTAGTTAATATTAATGGCGCCAATATTAATGGTGTACCAATGCATGGTGCCACTGCTGGAGGGCAAACTAGTGGTGCTGCTGTGAGGAATGCTGGTAGATTTGGTGCAACAGGAAATGCGGGAGCCTCTGCTAGTGCTGCCGCTACCGCTGCTGCTGCGGGAACTGCTGCTGAAGCCGCTGCTGATAGTGCTTCAGGCCTGGCCGATATGGCCAGTAGGTCGTCAACTCTTTTGAATGAAACTAGAAAAGCAACGAACGACGCGATAAAGTTGAGTGATTCTTTCAAGGCTGACAAAAAGGCTGCTGGTGGTGCCGGCGCTGCCGCCGGCGACTCTAGTCAATCAAAAAGCAGAACTCCCCGCAGAACAATTACTCAAGACGATAGAAATAAGCGCTTACAAGGAATTGCATACGCTAAAAATATCAGAGCAGCCAACAATCCCGAACAACGCCTCAAAGAAATACAAGACTGGTCAAAGAATCAAGGACAAGGTGTAGCACCCAAAACCCATAAAGAATGGGCTATGCAGGACCAGACATTCGAAAGAGGACCTGATGGCGCAATACAGTTTGATGACAACGGCCAACCTGTAACGAAATGGAAACCTTTTGGAAGATTAAAAAACCAATTCCGTTCAGGTTACTCTCAAACAAAACTTTCCGATGCCCCTGGTGATACTTGGTCAAGTAGTAGTCGTACAGGGAAAGTGATGACCGGTATAAGAAATTTTGGTAGTAAATATTTTAGAGAACCACGCACTACCCCTGGATACCAAAAAATGTTTGGCGACGGCAAAAATTTTAAAGGTGCTTTAAATAGTGGAAAAGCATCGTTTGGTGCAAGCGCCGCCCTTGCTGCAGGAAGTCAGTTCCTTCCAAAAGAAATGCAAGGTTCAATGGCTCTGGGTGGTCTTGTTGCGCAAGTAGACCCGATGATGGGTGTTGGTGTTGGTCTTGTTGGTGCTGGTATGAACGCAAAAAATCCTTTAGCAGCCGTAGGTATGGGGGCCGCTGGTGGTGCTGCTATGGGAGCAAAATTTGGTCCTTACGGCGCTCTTGTCGGTGCTGCTCTTGGAGGAGCAATTTCTGGACTTGGTAGTTGGTGGAATAAAAATAAGAAGAGAAAACAAGAAGCCAAAAAAGTTGGTGAAGATGTAGTTAGGCAAGCGCATGAGGCAGTAATGGAAGGGCTGGGTAAAACGTTAAAGAATATAGGAACAGCAGGGTTAACTTCAGCGAACATTGATAAAACTATTGAAAATGCATCACAGCCAGCACGCGATTTACAGGAGTTGGCGGGTGACGCATTAAAAGATATTGAAAAAAATGGTACCAAAGACTTAAAAGCAGAAATTCAACGCCAGTACGATACAGGTCAAGGGGCTTTTGCTGCATTCCTTCCCGACCAGGCTGCGGTAGATAAAGCAACTGGAGACCTTGAAACTTTCTTCAAAACCATTGAAACTCAAGGTGGTAATGAAGCAAAAGTTATGAAATATGTTCAAGATAGTTACAAAAACAAGTTACAAACCCTCAGTAAGGCTTTCGGTAGAAGCGAAAAAGACATGATTGCTTTAGCAAAGGAAACTGACACTAATCTTTTTAATGTGCGCGAAAGTTTTGCTGACACATTCAAAAGTATTACTGCAGGTCTGGCATCAACACAACAAGAAATTAACGCTGTTTTTGCCGACAAAATGGGCGAAGGCATGGACAAGTTGAGAACTTTTGGCGAACAACAAAGAGCACCCGCTATCATCGATGAAATTGGTCGCTCTATTTATGAAGCGAATAAGGCAGGAACTTTAGATTCTGCTACTGCTTCAGACAAAATAGGCGAAATGTTAAGTGCTTTCACACAGTTTTATGGAGGCAATCAACAGCAGGCATTATTATCTTTGCTTGAGCAGATAGGACCTGGAGGAAAGGCTTTTGAGCAAGAGAATGGATATTTCTCTGACCCTGCTATAAAAGAATTATTTACTACTGGGCCACTTGGAGCCTTATTGGCTGGCATGCAGACTGATGCGGTAAAGACAAGTGGGCAAGTGGGTCAAGACCAATTAATTAAGGCTCTTGCTAATCTTGATTCTGGAGTATTTAAAGCGTCTGGTACAACGTTTGATGCATTGCCAGATATGTTTGCCGAATTGGCACGAACTGATTTTGCAAAATATAATCAGTTGCAGGAGTTCTTGGACCCTACGAAGCAGTCGAGTTTGCGTGAAGGCAAGAATCTTAACGAGTTGTCGCCTACTGCGATTGCTCAAGTGTTGAGGGATACATTTGGTGAACAGTTTGCGAGTTTTGAATTCGAGAAGTTACCTGATGAGGTCAAAAATATTGAGACCGAGATAGCAAACTTGGGTTTGAAATTTAAAGATGTGTCCGGGATACTTGATTCTTTTGTGACGACTATGGGCGTCATTGTTGGGAATCTCCCTGTTACTTCAGAAACCGATAAAGACGGAGATGGGAAACCGCCCGATACAAGCACTCCTCGTGGTGATACCGCATCATCACGGTTTAACTCTACTTTTATGAAGCATCAAGCATTGTCCTCTATGGTGACTGGTAAGCGTCAAATTACTTCTGGTGTACGTAATTTCAATTTAGGTTCTATCAACTCTGACCATGTTACTGGTGGGGCTTTGGACCTTGTTGGGCAGAACTTGGGACAGTATAAGACTGCCGTTGAGTCTAATGGTGGGTTTGCTGAGTTCCATGGTGTTAATGCTGCACGTCATTTGCATGTTGTTCCGAATGCTCGTGCTTCTGGCGATACTTCTACTGCTGTTTCTGTTGGTTCTGTTGGGCAGGATGGTTCTGCTGTTTCTGCTAGTTCTACTAATAACTATTCTATTAACATCAACGGTTATAATAAGAATCCTCAACAGTTGGCAGCGGAAGTTCTTGCGTTGATTAAAGCAAATGAGCGCAGTATTACGGAGCGAAGGTAATGGCAAAATCTTGGCCACCAAACGTCGGCAAAGAGGGTAGTCGCAGCAAATATCCTTCTCAGGGTGCTATTGGTAAAAATTTACATATAAAAAACTGGGGTCGCTATGTCCGTCTGAATGCTTCTGGTCTTGAAGAAAATTTTGACTTTAAGCCAGATAATACAGTCACTGATAACTGGACTGCATATTATGTAACAGAAATTTGGGTAGATGAAGATAAAAAAAATGAACCTATAGACTTTTCGAATCCAAATGGTAAATATCTTTATTGGAGTCCAGATTGGGGGTGGGGTACTTACTTAACTAGTTTCGCTCTTGTCTCTGGTAGCGGACAAACTATGCAAGAAATTTTTGGTGCTCGGCCAGGATTTGTTCCCAGTAATAAGACCAAGATAGAATACGGCAATGTTGCCACTCCTGCTTTGGTTGACCCTTTCGCTGTTGGTGCTGTTTATCACAATCCTGTGCCTACTTTAAATTCCCCAGGTTCTTCTTCCTTTGGGGTTGCAATAGGAGGACATGTTGGAGTTGTTACCAATGTTGATTATGGCGGGGTTCACGTAACTGCACCATTGGGCAAGACTCCAGCAGAAACTATTCAAAACATCAAAAATGCCCTTCGTCCTGCTTTATTAAAAAAAGGTTTTAATACTAAAGAAATTAATGATTTATTAGGAAGTTATACTTATAAGGCTCCTGTCGGTAATGTCGCTAATTCCAACCCTCCCGTAACCGGCAGCCCTCCCCGTCGTGGTGGTGGCGGTGGTGGTGGTGATGGTAAAAATACTTATATAGCCTATGGGATTGTAGAAAAACCAGTAGTAAGCAAAATTGTGAC